TCCTTTCAATGTTTTAGCTTGAGCAGCATGAGTCTTTGATGCTTTTTGCAAACCTTTCATAACTTTTTTTATTTTAACTTTTGCTTTTTTCATATTTTTCCTTCCAATATTTTGCTCTCTCTAATTGTCTAATTCTATAATCTATTTTGTCTAGTCCTAATATTTTTTTAAAAAAATCTATTAACATTTCCATCTTCTTCTAGCTTGTCTTAATCTTGAATTAGGATCTTTAGCAGCCTTTGGAAATTTTTTCATTTGCCCTGCACTACGAGCGCAAAAGCTCTTTCTACGTTTAGCATCTTTAGATCCAGGTTTTACTTTACCTGTTACTGCTGTTTTTAATTTAGAACCTGGGTTAGCTCTTCGATAAGCAGCCACACCAGCCTTAGTCATTCCGGCACCTTTTTTAGTGGCTCGAAAATTTTTTTTATTTCTTGCCGGCATTTTATCTTGAGTTCTCATTACGATATTTTTGGCATTCTAAAACCAGGATTAGAATAATATTTTGCGTAAGATTTATTTCCTACTTTTACTCCTCCTAGATCTCCAGATACATAACTTCCAATATAATCTTTTTGTGCTTGTCTAACCATTGCATCTCCACCATTTGCTTTCTTAGTTCTCTTTGCAAATGTTTTGACGTTAGTTGGTTTACCGCCCACTCCTTGTGCTACTGCTCTCTTTCGTTTGACAGCACTCGCCCTTTGCGAGTCGCTCATCCGTGTGGCTTTTGCAAGTGGGACGCATTTTGGATACTTTC